CCTCGTATGTACAGAAGTTCACATCCCAGTCGTCGCTATGTGCTTCCCACATGTCGAAACCGTTCCCGAGATACTCTCCTGCTCGACTCAATCTGTTTAAGACTTTGTCAGAGAACTTAATAAGCTCAAGTCTGAGTTCATCATTAATAATTAATTGCGTATTCATTGTGTTGTCTCCTTTCGTTTTGGTCATAGTTAAGCTTATCGTCTTGTTAGACAAACCACAACCTCTATTTGTCAAGTTCTTGTAAAACCATGCTTACTTCCAAGGAAGCACTTTGTTCGTACTTCCCTCTGATGTCATCTCGCCAGTCATCTAAGAGCCATGGCTCTTCGTCGACTTTTTTGTAGAGTTCTTCCGGCACATTCGGCACCTCGCCGTTACTGCCGACGATTTCGCCTTTATAGAAAACCTCGTAGCCAGCAAAAGCGTCAGATTCTTCCGTAAATACCAAACTGAAAACCAGTTTTGGGAAATCCTCAGATATCTTTCTAAGCAGATTGGTTATTGGACCCCAAGCGCTTGTTAGGTCGGCACTAAAGCAAGTGATGGTGTCATCATCATCAGTGTCGTTCCATTCAAAATCGCAAGCACCCCATTTGGTGCCCCAATTAGCGTTGGTCCAGTCGTACCAATCTTTGTAGCCGTATTTAGCAAGATTCGCATTTTCTTTGGCTTCTTGCTCTGCTTGCTTTTCTTGGTCAGAGAACCAACCAGCTTTAGTATCTACCAATTCTTGAGGAACTGGAAAAAGATGATTAAGTCCGTAATAGGTCTTGCCTTCTGCGCCGACCTGTTTTGTGGCTTTCACAAAAGTATTCAGGTCGGCATTCGACCCAGAGACTTGTAGGTTTTGGTAGCACCAATTAGGCATAGAGTTCCTCCACGCACATTTGGGCGTGCTTGATTAGTTCTTCTACTAATTCCACACATTCCCAATCGTTGGCTTCTTCGCCAGCGATGTCCTTGACAGCGAGAATGCCGTCGAGAATAAAGCCAGCAAAACCGTCTTCCATTTCTTGTGTTGCTGGAGCTTGATTGGTTGCGTGTGCCACGACTGGCTTTAAATACCTGTCTGTCCAGTCGCTTAGTTTCATTTGTTTTGTTTCCATTGTGTTTAACCTTTCATTGAGTTAATTACATATACAGCTTATCGGGTTGTAAGACAAATTGCTACTTATTTTTTAGTAATCTGCCCAGTCGTATTCTTCGTTGTATTCGATAGCCGAGGGAACTGCCTTGCCCAGAACTTCGCAAGTGTCGCCATTGATTATGCGGTAGCACCGATAGCAGACATACTTGATTCCGTCCCACAGCCCACCCAACTGTGGAGAAATAATCTTTCCTTCGGTTGTACAGCTATAAAAGCCTTCGTAGTTTGGTTGGTTGCCGCAATGGCACACCCACCATTCTTCATCGCATTTGATTTGGTCATTGAGTTTAATTGTCATACTTCAAGTGTATCGTCTTGTTAGACAAGCAACAACCCTATTCGATTAATATATTTTTGTAAAACAATAAAAAAGACAAAAAAAAGCCCTCCCGTTTATTTTTATCCCCTGCCCCAAAAAATGGTGTTCCTTGGTATATGGGTTTATTATTGCGGCGCGGCGTTTCTTTAAGCCGGCTTGGCCTCACAGCGGCCACCGGCTTTGCGCGCATGGAAATCGATAAGGTCACACAAGTCTTTAGCCATACCCGGTTCTTCTGAAACATTTTCGAAGCGGGCTTGGATGAACCATGGCCACTTACTGTTGCGGCCTTCGTGGATTAACACTGCGGCCTCGAAATCTATTTCTCGAGCGACCGACGCGAGCGTCAAACAATCTTCGTACTTCGGTAGCTCTGCGGCGAAGACGATGTAACTCATTGCAGCATCATAAGCCACCGGAGTTGTAAAAGAAACGTAGCGTCTAGAAATTGTTTGCTTTAGTTAGAAAAAAAACGGAGAAAAAAAAGAAGCACTAATAACTTCGAATGTCTACAAAGCTTTTTGTCTGAAGGCTCCCCCACGATTTGATATCCAAAAGATATCCGGTTGCCGTGGCCGAGTTTTTAGCCGACACCTTGTTTGAACTTGTACGTTGTTCACGCTGCCCCTCCACATGACATGGAGGACTACCCTCGTTCCCGAGTGTTCAATGTCCCGCACCTTGCAAGGGGTGTACGACCGTGGATTGCGGTTAGGAGTGTAGCATCACCGAGCACGGTCAATGCAAGTAACTAGAAAGGAAGCGTTGTCCAGCAATCTTCGCGGTCGCAGTCGTAGGCCTGTATACCCAGACTCGCGTACATGTCGCGTGTATTTTTGTTTGACTCGATTGCGTAATACTGTTTTGGATTGTCGCCGTAGCGGCTATACACCTTCTTGAGCATTTGAGTTTTCTTAATTAGTGGCGCATTCTGCCCGGATATCCCAGTGTCATTAAACAAAGCATCGTTTGGCGTCCACTGTGTGGTCTTCCAGATTCGAGAAAGCGTATGAACGCCCCACTTGACATCTCGAGCCGTAATTAACACAACAAACTCCGGCCGCAACAAATCGATTGTCTTACTTCTGTAGGTTTCGTGGTTTTTTACGAAATCCTCGAATCCATAATTTTTCATGTCATGGAAATTAGAAGACAATGCCACATTCAAATCCATCAGGACGATGCGCTGTCTATTGTGGAGCATCTTCTGGACCCAGGCCTCGAATGTTGACCATTTCTATCTGCTTTGTCGAGTGCGATTTATCACCACACACCGGCGGATAGATGCCAGCCAGTGTCTCGACTCGCATCTTGCATTCAGGACATTCCCATTCGAACTTCAACCGTGCCATTAAATTCCTCCATTGTCGTACCCGTTAGAGAATAAACCATTTATCACCGCAGCTCTATAAAGGTCGTCACCAGTTCCAGGCACACCACTGCACGTAGGGCACAGAGCCGGGCCTCCATCATGCTCATAGAGCACAGCGGTTGGCATTGCGCACGCATCACAAGACACGCGACCCTGACTTACATGCACCGTGTACGAGTAACCAGGCGCCTGATTAGATGTTGACTGGGTACCAGCTGTAGGTGTTGACGTCGACACTCGAGAATGTGTTGGTCCCGCCTTGAAATGAGGCCACAGTCTTGAAAAAACGCGGAATATCTCGAATGGGGTAGGCAACATTGAGAACAACCAAACCTTGGCCATCCAATAGCAGAACGCAAACAGCGGTATACTCAGGATGATGAGCCACAGGGGTCCGCTCCAAGAGTTGTATGGGTTTAAAGCTGCTGAAGAAGCAACGAGCGCCGTTATCCAAAGCGCAAAGTACTGGGTAAAGCCGAATCTATTTCTCATAACCCTCCTAAATTGTGTTGTATTCATTTTACCGCTGCGGCCGGCCCGCCACAACCTCGATAAAAAATATTTAGCGCGCAAACTTCCCTCCGAGAAAACTTTTTTTCAGGATTTCTCTAAAATATTTTATTATTTCCGATATATATTTTTAAAATGTTCCCCTGACCAAAAAAATGGTGTTCCAGCATATATTGATTTAATATATGCTCGAGCCGTTTCCTTATGACACTCGAACATCTGCACCAAAACTTTCCGGGCTTCAAGGAAAACCCGCGCCCTCGAGACCGCCAGCGCAGCAAACTGTACGCGGCGGAATATTTTTGCTTTGGAAAGTACAAAGAAGAGTTCAAGGACTGGGAAAAAATGGTCAAATTCATTCACGCGGTATTATCTAACCGCCACGTTGCGAAAAAATATCCCAAAGCAGTCCGTCTAATGAGCGGCGAAGAAGAATTTCGTATCCGGAAGGGGCCCGGAAGCAGGTTCCCGTATGTATTCATGGTCCCAAACGGCGTATACCACACTAATTTGGTCACCTTTCCGCGCCGCTACCGAAATAAACAGACAATTTTGCACGAATTGGCCCATATACTGACCGCCGACAACGTCGAGAGCCATGGAAGGGAGTTCTGTAAGACCTATTTGTACCTCACGCGCATCATTCTGGGCCGCGAAACAGAGCGAAAGCTTAAGCAAAGCATGAAGAAAGCCAACTGTAAGTACGGAAAAGCTCATTCGCCTTGGTCGGGACCGATAACGCCGGAGCAAAAAGAAATGTTGAAGCATAGATTGAATGGAATTAAGGATTCAGAAAGTAGAAATCAGTGAAAAAACCCCGCCAATACCCAGGCCAAGCAAAATTGCAAAAGAAAATCCCCCACGAATGGGTGGTTCTTTATTACGCCATATCCAATAAAAATGGTATTGACCCATACAAGTATGTCAAGTTCCAGCTTGGGGCGATTGCTTTAGATAAATCCATCTCGATATTTAATAAAAGATTGAAACAAGGCTACCTAACTAAGAATCAGAATGGTTGGTTTATTACACCTATGGGGATGGAAGCAGTCCGCAAGCGTAGTGAAGTACTCAAGAAGGCTGAGCTGAAAAAAATTGCTCGACGCAACGCTGCTTGTGCCGAAGCCAGGTGGGGTACCGATAAATAAATTGATTATCGATAAAATAATTTGCAATATATTTAAAAATATTTTGCACACACACGAGCCGAGTTTTAACCAAAAGCCCTGTTTCTCTTTTATTTTTCCAGGTTCTGGGTAACATTTTCATTCAATCTGGCTTAATCCCGATAAATCCAATCAACTTTGTCTAATTAGTTTTCTGGGTACCTTTCTACCCGTATAAACAATCTCAGGAATATGTTGTACTACAAAACGGTTGTATAACTTGATGTGTATGGTGTGTGTATCAGGTAAGCCGTATGGCTGATTGCTACCGCTTTGCTACCGCTTTGCTACCGACTTCTTGCGCTTATTGGACTTTTTTCTTGTCGTCTTTTTATTCTTTGAGACTTTCTTGGCAGCTTTCTTACCATTAATCATCACAAGGTTATCCACAGTTCGGTTGTATTCATGACTGACATGGCCTGGGAGTGTTAAGTACTCACAGAGGAGTTCTGATAAGCTGTCGGTTGTTCTTTCGTTTACATAATCTAGAGCGATACGCTTTGCTTCTAGACTTTTATCGTTAGGCATGTACTCTAGAGCGATTTCGTTTAGAGGATTAAGATGGCAGTGCATGAGTTCATGGGTGAGTGTTGCGCGCAATTCAGACTTACTCCATTTACGCCAATGAGGGGATAGAGAGATAGTTGCGTAGTGTTGTGCCGGGGCTATGTCTATCTCGGCTAGAGAAGATTCGGGACATGGGTATTTTTCGAAAGCAATCTTCCAGTGATTAAGTTTCATTTCGCATTGTAATACAAACAGGTATTCTTTTAGCCACTGTGGGATTCTCTGTTGTTTGAGGGCGGAGGTAGGCATGTGGGTTATTGTATGTGAAGGGTATGTATTGTGTCAGTAACTTCAAAGGTATAGGATGGATTTAAGCGCGGATTTCGGCACATTTAGGACTGGTATGAATAAAGCTGAGAACAACTCCTTATTTTCATGGCTTAGGGTCTTCTCGGAGGCTGAGTGCCAACAAATCATTGACTACTGCCTTTCCTACGGGATATCTAAAAAAGGGATGGTTCACGGGCCAGATAAGTCGTCAGGAGGCGATATAAGGGTCTGTACCGAATATTTGGCTGACCTACGAGGGATTACCTTTTCCGACGGTCTGAACGTAACTGGAAGGCTCTACGAGGCTTTTAATCGGGGTAACTTCATTGGGCTCTCCTATGAAGAGATTCCTTCAATCCGGATGCTCGAATACCGGCAGGGAGGGAAATATGCGCGGCATACCGATTGGTCTAGTGGGGCGGGGATAAATCGGAAACTTTCCATGAGCGTCCAGTTGAGCAAGTCTGAAAGCTATGAGGGCGGGGACGTGGTTATTCATGCGGGGCCCGATGAAGTTGAGATAAGTCGGGAAGCGGGGGTTGCCAGTATTTGGCCTTCATGGACATTGCACGAGGTCAAGCCAATTACAAGTGGCGTTCGTTACTGCTTGGTTGCTTGGGCGCACGGACAGCCATATAGGTAAAATGTCAAATACCTATGACTGTCAATCTCGTAAAAAATTTTTTTGGTGGGGAGGTTATTCCGCCTACCCCATTAGACCTAAATTCTGAGATACCCGAGATATTTTCTCTTCGGGATAAGTTGCTTAAATTCGGGGGGACTTTAGGCAGGGTAGTTGGGTACAAACAAGAACAGAACGGGCGACTGATTCAAAACATTATCCCGATTCAAAAAACGGAACTTAAACAAATATCTACATCCTCAAAGACTGAACTGCAGCTACACACCGAGACCGCATTCCATCCCTACAAGCCAACACACTTGATGCTTTATTGTTTGCGCGGCGACAAGAACGCAATTACTACCTATGCCGAGCTTGAGGACATATTAGGGAAGCTCGACCAAGAAACAATCAAGATTTTACAACAACCGGTATTTATAACCTCCCTTGACGACAGTTTCAGATTAGAGGGGCAACCAGATTGTGAACTGTTTACTTCTGTACTGATTTGTCGAGACAAGCGGTGGTCTATGGTCTATGACGAAGCATTGATGCGCGGGGCCGACAGTGAAGCACAAGCAGCACTAGATAAATTCTCAGAAGCTGTGCGGGCGTCGATAAAAGAGATTGTCTTGGAAGACGGGGATTTATTGGTTATTGACAACCGGAATACAATTCATGGGCGCAAACCATTCGTGGCTCGTTACGACGGCACAGATAGATGGCTCCAGAGAATCTTAATTAGTAGTGATGCCATTCCAAGACAACACCTATCCGGTGATGTTGTAATTACCCAATTCGGGAAAAATTAAAACTCTTCTTTTTTCTTTTTTGGTTTTCCGACAGGACCATGAAGGTCGTGAGTTCGTAGAGGGTCGCCCATTGAAGTGCGGTGTCTTTTCTTGCCTGCTTTAGTTCCGGAAATTGTTTCGATTTGGCCAGTCAAAGGATTTGTTCGGGTCCTGCCTGTACTCGACTTGGAGCCGCCTTTTCCTTTTTTCTTGCCCATTAGCTGCCCTTAATTTTTGATGCGGCGCGTGGCGTAATACCTTTTGTAAGTTGGTTCAACAAATTCTGGGTCTGGGTATTTTTCTTCACGAGCTATCCTTGAAATAAATTTTTGGTCTTCCGTATTATTAATATAGTCGTGTATATCGCGGTAATGCCAAAAGGCTGCCTTTACGTGTGAGGTCCGCTTTGGCTTTATCTTCCAAAAGAGACCCAAAACCATTCTTTGGATTTCGGTGAAACCACCCCAAGTTCCAAAAGGCTCGTACTCCAAGGAGTACAAGAGGCAGTCTTTCCTGACTGGGCATTCTCTACAAATCGAGATTCCCTTATCTCGGTCTTTGTAATCTCTGGCTTTTGAATCGTCGACAAGTTTGGGGAACCAGTAGTTCGCTGGTTTACCTTTACAGGCTGCTCCTTCAAGCGGCGGGCTTACTGTTTCGGTTAAGTAATTGTTTTGCTGTAAGAATCTATCTCGTTTTGTTGTCGCAACTGAATCGAGCGGTTCGCCTTTAATCATTGAATTCCTTTCGTCGTGCCATTACTATATGACCAGTGGTGTCTTTCTTGCAACATTGCAGAAGCAAGTTTAAAAATTAAATTTTCATCGAAACTAAAGACTTTATTTGACACACAGATAAGGTGAATTTCGTCGTCAGAAAACAAAGGGCATTCTTGTGGGTCAACTCCGTAGCTTTGTAAAGACTGGGTGATAACTACGGCGCTATTATAAATTTGCTGCCAGTATTTAGCGTCATCACCCTTTACTGAAAAGGCTGTTCTTTCCTCTTTCTATATAGCTCTTTTACTATTGTCCAAGTTGTCTCGGATGGGTGTCTAAAACCGTTGTCGTGAGAGAATTTAAGAATCTGTTCTAATTTCATTGACTCTAAATATTCGATTGAGTAATCAAGTTCCTCAATCTTGTCTACCATTTTTACCGCTTTAGAAAAACGGTGCTGACGTTCGTATGGGTTGATTTCACCCATTTATTTACCCTTTCACTTATTTTTTACTAAATATTTTCCGCATATATGCGTCGTCGTGCTTTTTCATTTCGTCAATAATGTATGTTGAGCTAAAAAGGCAACACAAAAAGAAGAATACAAAAGCCAGGCCCCATCCCATTACGAATAGAGCCCAAAAAATCCAAGTCTTCATTCTAAGGGAGCCCTACCACCGGCAATAATTTTACGGGCAAGTGCAACCATTTGCTGAATAAGAGGCTTCGATACGCCAAGTTCTCCAGCCATTTCAGAATACGATAAGCCTTCGGAGTCTTCTCCGCCAAACTCGCAAGACTCCTTAATGGCTAAAGCGCGCGATTCGATGATGCTACGGCGCAGCTCGACAACGTATGGGAGAAGTTCAAAGTGGAGAATTTTGGCGCGCTCTACTGGGTCAGTCACTTTTTTCGTATCTTTTAATTTGTCCTCAATCATGACTTACTCCAATTCTAAAATTTCAAGTTTTGCGTAATTCTCACCGGCAAATACCGGCGCGTTGAAGACAATTATAGGCACAATATCCGGGCCGTCGTCAGATAGCACACCTGCGTCAACAAGCCCATCCACCATGGCTTTTAAGACAGGGAAGTGGTTGGCCGTATCAATTTTTCGCTTACCTGCCACATAGGGAGTAAAAGTAATTTGCACTTTTTCCATAAATGGAACTTTTCTAGCTTGCGCGGCAATGCATGTGGCTTCACGCCAAATTTTGATTTTTTTTGCCCGTACCTGAAAATGTTTAGTTCTTTCCCAATTTACGGTCCACAGCTCATTCCAAACCAAAACCGAATAGGCTCTAGCTGCTTTGCGTGGCATTACTTAACCGCAAGCCATGCAACAAAATTTAAATCTTGCCAGAATCTTTGAATTGTTGTAAAACCAGCCTGCTCTAAAAAGCGTTCGTTCTCTGAAGCTGTAAGTGGCACCAATACACCTTCTAATGATTTTCTTTTACTTTCAATTTGCTCTGACGAATATCCATTTTCACTTTTGAGCTCGTGATATAGCTCAACAAGTAGGTCTTGCATCAATGCATTTTCTCCCAATACTTTTTCTACGAGAATAAAAGCCCCACAGCTCGAATCAAGTCCCTCATAGATATTCTTAAAAAGTCTTTGTCTTTTCTCAATCGGTATAAATTGTGCTGTTAACACACAAAGGGTTAACCCGTATTTGCCCGGAGTTATCCCTATTTCCAAAACATCGGCTTTGACAAAAGAAACGTTATCCCAGTCTTTAAATTGCCTAGCGGCGTGGTCGAGCATGTGCTGGGAAGAATCAACACCTACAACTGAAAGCTCCTTAGGCTTATCGTGACGTTCAAAAATATCTTTTAAGGCGTCGCCGCGGGAGCAACCAATATCCAAAATGTTTTTATTATCTTTCAAAAATTTTACAGCTACTCTAGAAATTGATTTACGCATACCCGAATAGCTCGGGATGGAGCGACTAAGCATGTTTGGGAAAACATGGCTAACTTCTCGATTAAATTCCCACTTATCAGAAGGCAAAACATTATCTATGTCGTTCATTTTCATAATTTAATTTTCAATCTTTCAGAAAAAGCTTTTTTTGCTGGCTCAACCATATCGAGTCTCATATTGTTGGGATGCGGGACATTAAACTCAAATTCGATTGCTGCTCGTAAAGCGTCGATATCTATAGGCTTTGGAGTTTTGGCAACTGCCTGAACTAAGCCGTTTTTGGTAGTTAGGAAAGTATCGACATGCTTAAATCCATTTTCAAGAAGAACCTTAAATTCGATTTCCGTGTGGTATTTTTGCACCTTTGGTTTTAACGCAATATCGGAAATGATAGTTCTTGGCTCATAATCAAGGGCAAAGCCGCCGCTTGAGGTGTCGTGGCTTTTTCTTAAATCGCCTCTTGTGTGGTTGTACCAGCGGTCTGACTCGGTTCCAATAACGGCGGCATGAACCTTTGTGCGCTCGGAGCACAATGCACTAACAATTGATACGACATGAAGCCGGTCCTGCAAAAACGGAATACTGTTAAATACTGATGCGATAAAAATTGAATCCCACTCGGTTCCATCTGCTACGCGCATTAAAAACCGATGCACTAAAGCTCTAGCGGCGTCTGTATCGATTGTCTCGTTGTCCGCGGACAGCAAAAAGGGCTCAAACTCGACCGCGTCAACACCCATGTTTCGAAGAATCTGGGTCTTATCGCAAAGACCAGCTCCAAAATCGATGACATGAGTACCGTAGTATTCCTTCCACATTTCGACATGCTTTGGATTGTCGAGCTGGAATGCGCCTACACGATTACCTGAGTTAATAAAATGACGTAAAAAATCTTCCAGAAATGTTGGGGTCAAAATTTTTGAAAGCTGATTTTTGCGACGAAAACTATTGTGGCGCAAAAGGTCGGCGTAGCGTTCTTGAATGTCGAAGTCCATAGTCAAAAGATTGAGCATTATCTCTACAAGGTCGGCTTGGTCTTCGGGAACTGTTACAGACTGCACGACGTCGATATTGTCACGAGCTGCAAACGTCATTCGTGCGCGGCCATTCACGATTCGATAGGAAGGAGTGCAGATAATCGGCATTTGAGGTAGGCCATTTGCCTTTAGCTTCCCCGCCATAACCACAGCATGCTGTTCCGGCCAAAACTCATTTAATTTTACAAGGCGCAAGACAGAGACAGGTTTTTGTCTCATGATTGGATACCAAGCATCGGAATCGACCGGGATAGACGGAAGTGCATGGATGCGCTCAAGCAATGGCTGAGCACCAATCAGTTCATCACGCAATTCAGTAGTCGATTTGTTTTTATAAAGGTCGTTAGTTGACCGGTTGTACAAAACGTTGATACCCATACGCCGCTCCACTTGAAGTGGATTTGTTCTCACGACCGGGACCATCTTGGCACCCATACGCTGCGCAACAAGATGACGTTGATGTCCGGAAAGGATTTCGCCCTGCGAATCCGCATAGATGGGCAGCAGCCACCCAAATTTCGAAAGCGATAGTTCGACCAAATCCAAACGATTGGCGTCAGCCTTACGCGGGTTGTACGCCGAAGGATGGAGTTGGTCAATCGGCGTCAGTACCGGTTTCATTTTTTAGCCGACGCGGGCTCTTTCTTTTTGACTCTCTTTGTTTTGTCGAGACCCATGCGTCAACTGGAATCTTGAGCATTTCCACTATTCCACCGCAAACCTCATCATAGGAGTAGCCAAAATTGACAAAGGCTTTCTCTTCCCAATCATCAAAATATTGTTGCTCCATTTTGATTTCCCATTTACCAACAATCGCAGTCACATTTCTTGGTTTGTTGTTTTCCACTTCCTTTGTTGGTTTAGTCTTAATGCCCCAACCAGCGACTTCTTTCATTAATTCATCTAGGTCATCTCCGGTGTAGCCGGTACCATCAAATGAAGGCATCGATTGAAGTATTTCAGCTAAAGCTATGTGGTCATAGGAGCCCAAGTCGGATAATTTATTATCCACCAAAACAATTCTGGCAGCAGCCTCGTCATCTACGTCAACAAAAGTAACGCCGATTTCTTTCCAGCCAAGCGCTTTAGCCGCTTTCCAAGTGTGATTACCAACCAAAATAGAGTTGTCTCTCTTATTGACAACGATTGGCCGAAACTGGCCATTGGCTTTTAGGGAATCAGCAATCATCCCGATATCGCCTTGCCTAGCGTTCATAGGGTACGGAAAGACGCTGTTAATGTTTACGTTTTCTGTTGAGGCGATGACTGAATGCATCGATTGTTTTGTCGCAGTTGATTTATTTTTCTTAGGGTTCTTGGTTCTGGATGCCGGCGGTACAGCTTTTACATCAGACAAAGATAAGCGATTTTTTATCTCCTCTATAACCGCATCATCAGTTTTGTAAGAAGCAATTAAACTGTCGGCCCAATTCTTATAAGCATCATCATCGACCATAATTCGATAGGTCCCAACACAAACCCTGACACTCTCACCAATCTGACCAGACCTGGTTTTATTGGGCGAATCAAATAAGTCTGTTGATTTTAGGATTGACTGAAGCTGGTCTACATCTACTTGGCTAAATCCAGTCCCTTCAAAGTCAGGGAGGGTTTCAAGAAGTTCTAGGAGTTTAAAGTCATCATAGGACGACATATCCGAAGTTCTGTTATCTGCAAGAACAATTTTTTGAGCACCTAATTCATCAACATCGACGAAAGAAACCGCTATTTCTGTCCAACCAAGACTGCGCGCTGCGCGCCAAGTGTGATTTCCAGTGAGGATTGTATTGTTTCTCTTATTAACAACGATGGGCTTATATTGTCCATTTTTTTCAAGAGACTGCGCAATGGCTTCAACATCACCGCGCCTTGGATTTTTAGGGTAGGACTTAAGGCTATTGATGTCTACAATTTCTGACTGGACGTGGATATTCTCGGACATGGCCGAGAGTATAGCCTAAATTACCGGGCGTATTTACTAGTGATTTCTTTAATCAATCTAATCTGTTCTCTTATTTTCTCTTTATCTTCTTCGGATTGTTCTGGTTGGTCTTTGGACTGAGCTTCAATTTCTAAAAATCTTTGCTTTTCAAGCCTCTTCTTTTGAATCAGAACAATTTCTTCACGAAACTCAGCCCAGCTTGGAAAGAACTTTGAATTATTCTCAATATTCTTGACGGCCTGCTGGGCATCCGAATAATCAAAATCTCTCAAGTTGGACTCCCAACGCCTTACCTCTTCAACCACCATTTTTTTAGTGGGATAGCAGATGGCTAACTCAGCAACAATTTTATAAGCTTCTGTTGGACTCATATAAGCAATCCTAATAATCCAAAGGCATTACTATGATTGGCGTCTGCTCGCCAACCCAAGCGCCTATGCAGTTGTAGCTTACATATTCTTCTGCTTGCTCAAATTCCATTTTATCCCTAGACATACACAGGTCAATCATTTTTTGCCATGAGTAAACGGCCAAGAGTGGTTCATTTATCCTTTGAGAGAACCCGATTAGCGCTTCATCAAATCCGTCCATTAGCAAAACACTTTCACCCATTGATTCCAGGTGTTCGTTTATTTTTTTTCTAAGCTCTGTTTCGGCAGATTTCATTTTTTTAGCCTATCTGTTTTGGGTTTTCTTCGTTTAAGTTTTGTTCTTCCATCGCCTGACGAATGACATCCCAAGATTTTGGAACTGATTCCCCAGAAACAAGATTTGCGTTACTTTCAGGGTCAAGCTCAGACCATCGACTAGCTAAAACCATCGGCGAAATCTGCATGTAAGAAAATTTAAGTTTAAATATTTTTGCTCTTTCAAAAATTTGTTGAACCGTAGCTCCATTTTCATTCAACATTTTTACGACCTTGCCATATCTTGCTTTTTCGTGAGTGTTCAGCTTCATTGGGTTAACTCCGCAAGCCCCAAGAACTGCGTCCCAGATTATATTTCGGGGGCGCTCAATTGATTTTCCTGCCACCGAACTAACCTTGCTTGAGGATTTTTTCCGCGCAACTTGTTGTTCTAGATTAATTTTGAAAGACTTGGGGTCATCAGCCTTTGGAATTAAATGCAGCTCATCAGAGGCCACTAACTGCTCAACCGAGTTGTCCAAAACAATCTTAGAGCAGTTGGCCCACTTTCTTAAGTATTCAGCATCAGGCCATTCTCCGCACCCATTTGAATCAGCTGAATTAGCCAAAGCAAGAAGCACTAATCGAGAAGAGTTTTTTGATTTTGACTTTTGAATCACGGTCGTCATGACTTCAAATGACATCTTTACTTCTTCCTAATTGAAACGCGCTCCGCTTTTTCTACTTCACAAAAATCATCTGGATTGAGTCCTGGAATCATTGCCTTCAATGCGGTTACACGCCAGTCACGAATAGCTGCTGCTACAGCAAGGTTTCTGACGACATTGTCAATTAGCGGTTTTGCATAGTAAGAAAGGTCTAAAACCTCTCCAGTAGATGGGTCAACCACGGAAGCTGATTCCTCAGAAAGTGATTTATTAACAACTGCTTCAAGCAGGGTTTTGTGTTCCCAATTTTTTCTAGTCGACGATATTCTTCGCTCGGCAACCATATCCCCAAAAAACAAAGCTCGCTCGCCCTGTTGTCGCATATACAAAACCATCAATTGGTTTAAACGGGTTTCGTATTCTCGTAATTGGGCTTTGGCCTCAGCGAATAAAACCAAACCGTCAAATGCTTCGTTTGGGTTAAATTCCTCTGAATCATTTTCTAAACGCTCAATGGTTGAGCCAATTGATTCCTTGAGGATAATTATTGATTGTTCTAGTGCGTCACGAATTTGCATCATCTCTCCAAAGAAATAGTTTTAAGCCAGGCTGGTTTGGGTTTTGTACTGAAACTAGCAAGGAGTCAATTTCTGCTCGCCATGCGGCGCCTTCGTCTATCTCCTTGGCAATAACAGAACTAATCAGTTTTGGCAAATAACCAAACTGCTTATCGTCAATATCTACACGAATAGAATTAGTGTCGTGCTGGTTATGTCGTTCTCTAATTAGCGAGCATTTTCGCGACACCATTTTCCCGTCTTTTGCAAGACCAAAAATGTTGTTTGGGTAATCCTTACAAAAAGATAACCCGACTACTTTTACCGCTAATGAATCAACACTCACTCTTGCTCGGATGCGGTTTCAAACACATCCATCATCTTGTTGTATTCTTTTTCAGTTACCGATTCAGGCCAAGTGGAAATTTCGCCGAACGATTTGATGACGATGGCTTTCGCGTTCTCTGACAAGAAATTAAACATTGTCACCAAGACCGATGTCTCAATCATTTGAGAACTGTCTTTGCTGGCTGAACGGATGCCTTCGAGGTTTACAATCATCGCATTTAGTTCTGCTTTTGGCATAGGCCACAAACGATTATTTAGCTTTTCGTGAGCATCTCGAAGAGCTTCCAACTCGTCAGGAGTTAAGCCTGAGCACATCTGTTTAAACAATTTGTGCGCTTCTTCTCTTTCGTTGTCGGAACGCCAGTCAGTTTTAGACTTAACTGGATTTTCCTTTGACTCAATCTTGAGTTGAGGGGTTTCAATCTTTTGCCCTGCAACATTTGATTTCACCGAAACATCCGTAATTGCATTTGTGGCAACGTCATTGCTGGACTTGCCATTAACCTCACGGAATCGCATAAGAAGCTTCAGGTCAGTCATGGTGTCTGGATATCCAGCTTTTTTCAAAGCACGACCCATTGCCTTTGAGCAAAGAGTATTCCAGCCATCAGTATCTCTGACTTTGGCATCCGATACTGTCTTGTAGCCAATTATCGGTCTGTTGTCATCTGCATGACGAGTAATCGTCGCAATGCAAACTCTTTCTTCCTTCTTGGAAAAGGCTGCTGGAATTCCCGTGTCGATAGCTGAACCTTCAGAAAATTCAACACTCGCATCTGGCCAATCAGCCTTGAATAAAGCCCACCTAACTGAGGTGGATAGGTAATCATCGAAGTTTATAGGCATACGCCCTCCTTAACTTGTTTGTGGATACCGAGTATATGTGTTGGGTTACTGCTGTTCCAACATTTTTTCATTAATCTTTTTTGCAAGGGATTCTTGCTGATAAGCCGTGATAGTCGCTTTCAAGATGGCATTTTCCTTTACCAAATTGGCTACTGTTGCGGTCAATTCATTAACTATTGCGTTGGCGTCTGGTTGTATCATAGGTGTAGTATACCCAAAATTAAGGCTTATAGCCTCAAAAACTATACCATTTAACCACTGAATATCTGATTCCCATAGTTACTGGGCGTACTTCATGCATGTAAGGAAAAGATGACGGGAAAACCAAAATATCGCCTGATTCCGGTTTTACCTTAAGACCGAATTCTTTGAATTCTAATTCGCCACCAGTAAAGTCTTCGTTCAAGAACATAGATACAGAAACAACGCGAGGGAATGACGGGGCTACATCAAAATGATTATGAAACATCCCGCCTTCCTCATATCTCAAAAGTACCGTTGAGTCAGAATTTAAAGGAGTTAGATGATGTAATTTTCTGTAATTTTCAACAACTGCATTTATCCCTAATTCTAAAGATTTTTTTGCCCTAACGATTGGGTCTTGCGGATGGCAATCATCTTGCTTTTCGTTCAAAAAATAGTTGAAACAGTTCCGGGCACTATAATCAACTCCTGTTTGATTGTTGCTAAAAACAACTTCTGCTTGACGCCATTGTTTAAATATCGCATTTTGAACTAAACCTTTTATAATGCGGGCTGACTTTTTGGATGTTTTATAAAGCAAAATACCTGGAGCTAGTTTTTGAACAGAGAAAATATTTAATTCACTCAACTCTGATTCGGTGTCAAAAAAATCACCGACAATCAAGTCGTAATAATGCAAAACCCCGGAATAGTCTTGGTCTTTTCCTATTGGTTGGTTAAACGGAGGGTCCGGGAGGGGCAAGTATCTATTTTTGTTAAAAAACCTTATATCACCATCTAGCCCATAATCGTGAATGGTCCCGAAAGCTTGATTTTGAATCCAATGATTTGGGGTGCTGAAATGCATGAATAGTTGAGTTGTGCACAAATTTTCATCGTTTGTTGGGTATGGAGGTCTTGCATGTGAGTGCTGTTGTCCGCAAAAAATAACAGCGTCATTTGGGTTTTGGTAAAATTCTTGACCGTCAACTATTAACGGCCAATTTGCCGTATTTTCTATGGCTATATTTATTGATATTTGAGAACCATTTTGGTCTAAATGCTCCCAGAGATTGGGGATACATCCATCTTTCCTTTGATACATTACTGTGTAGTGATAAGCGGGGACAAGGGTGTCATTATTAAAAATTTTTCTTACTGCGTTTAGAACGTAGTCTTCCACGTCTTTACTTGGGGTGATTCCAGAACCCCATCTACCCATCATTGGATAGTATGTTCCCTTTTCGGTGCCCATGCCAGTATCTTGAATTTGTTTTTTTACTTTCAAAAATAAATCTTCGGGGAAAAAATTTTTTACCAGATGCGGCTCAACACCTAAATCAGGTAATGGGTAAGCCTCTTCTTTAATAATCATATTTGTACCTAAATACTGCGTTGGGAAGAACTGTTTTTATGTCTACGTCAAAAGCATAAAAATAATTTGGATTAAGCATTAAAGCATCAAAAACAGTTTGCTCGCTTGAAAATATACCATTATAAAAAGCTGTACCGATTGGACCGACAATTTTTTCAGCATTATAAAACATAGATGCCTGTTCTAAAATATCCATACCGGATAACTGGACAATTTCATAACCTTCATCATAATATTTTTGCTCTACTCCGTCTTCTAACGTGGGCTCTACGTATCGCAAGCGCATTTGTTCGTTTTTCCAGTTTTGAAGGCGCTCGTTAGAGCCATCAACAGGAAAATTAGGTAAATGCTCTGAAACTATTTTGCGCGATAGGTATAATTTTTTGCTATGCGTAGTTTTTTTTATTTTTGAAAGAACGCTATTTCTCAGCGCCGTATTTATTCCAGGTGTTTTTAAGTAGTCAGGTTGACTGTACAAAGAACCAGTAATGCATTTTTGAGAATCGAATAAAATAATAAGTTTTTCTATTTCTAAATTAGCGTTAGAAAAATCATTAAATGTAAACCCATCAGAAATCTGGTCATAACAGTATCCACATACGCGAGCCATATTTTGATACGCAGGGTAAAAATAGCTACTATTTTCTATTTTAAGATACTTCGCATCCGCATCATATTTATTTTTAAAATAAATATAAAATCCGTAATACTCTTTCAAAAAATGAAAATAGTGCGGTGTGCAGGTTATTGGTACAAAGGTCCCGCAAAGAGGGAAAAAGTCGTTGCTGTGAGGATTGTTTTTAATTTTTACATTAGTAAATACCGATATTGGGCCATCGGTATCGTAGATTATCGTATGTTTATCGTACGTTCCGTTTTTTAAAATCATCCCTCACCATTTAGATAGCGGGCACTTAGCATTGGCAAGGCGAACCTTGAGTGGCATAATGCAGCCACATTCCTTACATTGTTTTACTGAATCTATATACTTATCGCAAGATTCACAAATTTCAAGCCTTGCTTTCGAGAGTATTGAATCTGATTTTTGAGATGCGGGATTTAATAAATCAAAAAAAGTTACGCCGTTTTTCTCTTTATATTTTTGCCAGGGTGTTTTCTCAGTCACTTGTTCCATCTCCGTAATAATTCACTAATTGACCATTAATAACTTGTTTTGTATAAAATTTATTATTGCCGTATTTCCAGCCCGTGTGTACATACTTTCCATTTTCTAGTGTTAGCTGAACTATCAACGGCTCGCTTAATAAAATTGCTGCCATCATGTCATTGACGGCAATTTTAACTGAATTACCATTGGCAATAATATTAACAATATTTTCTGTTTCGCCGGAGCTGAAAGAAGGGGAAGATAAAAGAAAGTCATTAGCGAATGAGGGTTTAAAAGATTTTGTGTAAACAACTTCCTCGTCAATAACAAAAGCAATTGCGATGCCCGGATATCCATCTCTCTCCGGGCTAAATGTAATATCAGCTTCGCTAAACATTGGTGTCACCACTTGCTAACTTTGATTTTGCATATTTGTTTGCAAATCCCGAGCTTGCCGGGGTCATTTCAATGTTGGTCCAAGCGCCTTTGTATGGAAAACTTTCACCAATCTCTTCTTCTCTTTGGCCTATAATAAAATCTGCCAATCTTGTTGCGTGTCCTTGACGTTGATGGTTTGGGTGAGTGACAATAAACCACGGGCGCTGTACTCCCGATTCATCTAAGTAGCCCGCATGTAGACAGATTAAATACCCACTCTCGTCCCTAAACAGTGTATACCTAACCGATTTAGTCGTTTGTGAATTACCCCACTTAGAAGACCTAACTTCTTTAATTTGTTGCGAATAACCTTTATTGTTAATATCAATTTCACCAAACAAATTAACCATGTCGTCCCACAGTGTTGTGACTAATTCTTCACCTACAGATGAGACTATGTCTGACCATGCTTCATTCACTGTCATCGCAATCACTCCTTTTTTCTTTAGGCGATTCTGGGTTTATCCAATTATAATTGAATAACCATTCATCCAGGTTGACCTGGCATAACTCTATTGACACGAGTAAACACCCTTTACGCCAACGCAAGTTCCACAACACGGCCCAATGTCGCCGCAATCAGGGCACGGTGGAGTAACTGGAGGCGTTACAGGAGGCGTTACAGGAGGCGTTACCGGTGGCGTTACAGGAGGAGTCACAGGAGGAGTCACCGGCGGCGTAACCGGAGGGGTCACCGGTGGCGTTACAGGGGCCGTGCAAATTGCACCCCAGCCAGGCTCAATGCACTGCCCGGTTGTTACGCAACCGTTTTCACCAAGCGAAACTTGAAGCTCGCTGCAGTACCTATATTCGCCAGGAACGTCTGGTGGGACCACTGGTGGAGTCACCGGCGTTACTGGAGGAGTTACTGGAGGTGTTACGGGTGGGGTCACAGGTGGAGTCACAGGAGGAGTCACGGGTGGTGTTGTTCCACATTTTTCTATGCAATAAATAATACTGTCCCCAATAATTGCATAAAGTTTGTCTTGCGTTGGGTTGTAAAAGAAAGAAAATCCATAATTGGGTTGACCAGAATAAGTACTTGCTCCAGTAAAAAATACAGCCAATTTATTAGTTAATTCGATTTGTTCTGCGACAATATCTCCGTTACCGATAGAAATTCCAGCTGCGGAAATAGCGCCCTTACCACTATTCTCTGATGGCGAAAATATCATTCTGTCGGCCGGATTAGCCGCACTTGAAATCAATCTTCCAGAACCATCAATTTGCCATCCACCTATATACCCCGTTGTTGCAACAATCTCTCCGGTTACTGCCGCATCGGTAGCCAATAAAGCGCCATTTTCGTCAACAATAAAAGCGTCATTAATATTTAATTCTGTTCCATAAATTTGACCACCACTAATATTTGGGGTGGTGATTGTAACATTTGCGGTCAAAGCATTAGCTGTGATGTCGCCAGTGATTGTGGCGCCGCTCGCAGTAAGGACGCCAGAATTGGTAACTGAAAAGTTTGAACCAATAGAAATTGAGCCACCACTAATTGTGGTTCCGCTTATGGTGGAAGCGGTAATCGCTCCACTAAAACTACCATTGACTGAAGTGATTGTTCCGGTACTGCTACTAATTGTTGTTTTTGCATCCCCAAGGTTGTTGTACGCAATAATTCCAGAACTACTAAGTTCGACTCTAGGGAAAGTATTTGCTGTTCTAATTAATGGAGAAGTAAAGGTTCCTTGAACAAAAGCGCCATTACGGATAATTACATCATTGAACTCCGCATTACCGTCAGCCTCAATAGTCCAGCCAGACGTATTGGAAACATAATTTGTTGACCTAATTGCGCCGTTAAATAGAACCTGGGGGTCGCTCGATGCAGTAAACGCAACAGGGGCAGAAGGTATACCTCTTCCGCCGTTAAGAGCATATGGGACAACCGTGAAGGAATATTCACGACCGGGCGCTGCAAGATTTTCGATTACAACACTCTTCTTGGAACTATCAACAAATTGAGAATGACTTTCAGCCACCAAAGTCACGTAGCCAGTATGACCTGAAGGCACTGAATAATCGGGACCCGGCGAATCAATAGTGAATGTCGTTGTATCTATAAATCCGGTCACCAAAACCACAAGACCATCAAATTCACCATTAAGGGTGTCGTAAATATTTATCAAATCACCAGGGGAAAGATTATGGGGGACGGTTGTTGTTATTGCTCCTATATTCCCGCTTCGGACAGCATTTGAAATGTCATAAGCGATAGAAATAAAATTTCCACCACTGAGTACTTGTTTTTCTCTAAAAATAATTGCTTCATACTGTGAAACGCTGGTTGCGTCATTGCCCTCCCAGTTTGCGACTGCGCGATTACTTAATCCTTGAACTTCAGTGCCGACAGATGTTGAGGTCGGGCCTTCAGGCTTTGCAGATGTTGCTCGCGCTGTAAATGTTGGAAGATTCGCTGCGGTTACCTGACCATAGTTTGCAGCTCGGCTTAAGTCGGTTGCTATGTCATTGAAAACATCCCCGAAAGTTACCTCAACCGATTCGTCTCCGCTTTCAGAAACAGAAGCAGATAGTGCACTAATAATTCTTTCATCAAAAGTGCCAACTTCAATTTCAACAAGAACCTTATCGCCAAGACCAAAATTATTCCAAGCGACCATTCCGTCGCGCTCTTGGAACGTTGCCGTAATTTGAAGTTTGCCATCTCGTACGGTTCGCAATGCCGCCGAAGTTATGTTGGCGACAGCCGGAGCTGTGTCGGAGGTATTCTCAATAAATCCTTCTCGGAAACCATAAATTCCTGTTTTGTCAGATATTTGTTTGTCTAAGTTGAAACCATCCGAACCGTACATAACTGTTCTCAACTCAGAGACGGAGGTCATTGTTTCAGCCGAAGAGAGCATCGGTAGGGTGAAGAGCATTGCTCCGGAGCCAGATGTTCTATCCGTTCCAAATGGCGTCGATAGGGTTACTGTTGGATTCGTAAACGGCCTGATGCACATTGAAATCAGACCGTCTGGGCTCACATGCCAATCGACTCCAGTGTTGCTGGCAACTTCGTTAATAACATCAAGCAGTGTTCGTCCTACTGCGACATTGAAGTTTCCACCGTCTTGGGCAACTCTCCCTTTCGAGTCAGTCTGCCCAAAAGAGCTTTGCAATGTTGAGTCAAGAGATAACGGCCAGTCAACAGCAAAACCGATACCACCTCGACCGTACTCTGTACGGACTTGAGCAAAATTATCTCTTGTTGTGTCTAGTTCGTAGCCGCTATCAGCCTCCGTAAATAAAACATAAAACGCCGATATTCCAGTAAATGACCCAATAGATAGTTGGGTAAAGGTAATATTTTTTGTTCCTACTTGATTGGCGTTCGTTAGCCCGTCATTGCTGCTTATTTTGAAAGACTTATAACCGTTTTGTACTCCCTCTAAAACGAACGCAGCATTGTCTACAGCTAAATCTTTGATTGGTGAGCCGTCTGCAGTAGCTGTTCTTTGAAGAACCCATGGTGCCGTCGGTGAACCAGGATAGACCACCCAGTAAACACCATTGTGCGCTAAATTGCTTTGGTTCTTGACAAGGATTGTGTCGCCGACAACCAGGTCTGTCACTCCATCAATACCGCTGTTGTTTATCGAGCCATTACTTGTTGATGTTAATCGTGCCCCAGAACCAGGAATGTCGGCTGAAGCACCATTTGCATACGTTGAAGCAAGATTGGCTGTCGTTGCGCATCGAACGTTATATGAATATCCAGGGAATAATCTGTCAAAAAACTTTGGTCTCTGTGTCGAACCAGCAACAGCACGAGCTTGATTTGAAAAATCCTGCGGGAGGACAATTCCCCATTCGAGAGCCGCAGCTATTCCTCTTCCACTAATTTGTATTGGCTGAGTTATGCTGGAGCGGTCAACCTGAATATCTTCGATAAAAAACGTGAATACTGGTTGTCCGTCTCGCACAATTTTGATTGCGTACGGGCCGGTTAATAAACTATTTCCATTCTGCGTTTCAAATGCTTCAAAAAATGGGTCAGATAAATCATGCGACAGAGAGCCAGAACCAACATCATTTAATTGGTCAGAGAACTCAATTGTTTTCCAACGAGGAATATAGGAAACTACATTTAAGGGGTCGTTAGCTAGAACAACCCATGCATCCCATGTTGTTTTAGCCATTTAGAAATATGCTTTCCTATATGTAATACTAACCGTTCCGGTCCCGCTGGTCGAGAAAAAACTCAAATCATTATCTTCTGGGAATAGCTCAAACCATGATTGCCGTGAGCCAGTGCGATACAGGCTAGATATCGAATTGACTGAAGCTTTGGTTACTGTCAATGCGTCAGTATTAATGATGACACTCTGGCCACTAGTAAGAGTTCCGTTAAATCCAATAACCGAAGGCGAAGAAGGATAAGTTGTATTGGATATTCGTGGGTTCACGAGTGTGCCAGTAGAGGTGATAGTTATAGTCATATAGGTGACTGGGGCCGTTCCAACATCTGCAGCAAGGCACGTAATTGGGACTGCATCACCAGAAGATTTTGTTGCTGTTAAACCTGGACTTACAGTTGTTGGGGAGAACCAGCGTGGGTCGGGGAAACTTACCTCAACAGAAAACTCAACATAATTCAGTAGTGAGTTATCCCCGACAGATATAGAAGAAACTACTTCTCCATATCCAACCCTCGTTGAATAAACGCTTGGGTTGGTTGGGTCTACTCTGTAATGAACAATGGTTAAAAGCTCTTGCATTCTTCCAAACAAATTAAATACCGTGTCGTAGTTTTCGTTGAATTGGGCCCTTTTACCAGCATCAGTTGATGGAACGACACCAGTTGTCGGGTGCGCATCACAAATCCACACAGTCCAAGTTTCAGTTCTTGGAGTTAATCTTTTTTCCCGCCATTGGTCTCCGTGTATTGAACCAGAGGTGAAGTTCTCACCTTTTCTTCCGGGAATACCACGCTCGATGCTCGAAATCATGTAGCCGTGTGTTGCTAATTCAATATCATTAACTACGTAATATTCAAGAACTTTAGGAAATGCAGTAGACATAATTAACCAAACAATCCGTTATTTGAAAGAACTTTCATGCGACGGGTAATTGAGTCAGCGGCTGGTTCTGGGGTTGGATTGTAGACATTGACTTCAATATTATTACCAGCACCTTGTTGTCCGCCTGATGTCATCGAGCTTCTGACCCTTGTATAGCGCTCAAGAGCAGAAGCCGTAACCACAGTTCCCGAAACATTAGGCAGGAACATTTCCGGTCCTTTTTCTCCAATCATGTATGGGTTGCCAGACAAAATTGGCCCACCAACAGCTTTTCTAACCACTGGTAGCGGTGGTAATTTACTTTTAATATAAGAGGCTGCCATAGACGGAGAGACATACGAGTACTTTGGTGCCTCAACGCAAGCACAAGTACCGTTACTTTGCAATTTACCTACTTGACCCGGCGGACATGGAAAAGTTGTACAAGAATTAGACGGCGTGCCGCCTTTACTACCACTGCCGCCACCGCTTCCGCCAGAGCCAAATCCAAGTGTTAATGGAGATTTTGCAATTGCTTCAGATACCGAAGCTTTAATAGCATCCCACATTGTTGGACCAAGACCTTGAAGCGCCGTAGCAAATTCACCTGCTGGGTCAGTTAAGTTCAACCCAACTTTTTCAAGTAGGCCATCAAACTTGATGCCAATGTCGGCAATTTTTTCTCCACCAATTTGAAGTGTCCCGTTTGTGACGCCAGCTGCCGCGGCAAGTTGATTAAAAACACCAGGCAATTCTTTTGAATTCCAATAAAGCTCAATTGACGCCTCTATAACATCGGCATATGATTCCAGAACAGCAACCTGTGCAGCCGCAAATTCTAAATTTTTATCTTGTAATTCTCTCGTTCTATCTATGGTTGTATTTTGTGAATCTATTACATCCGAGTTAGTTTCTGCGGCAGCCGCTCGAGCTTCCTGTAAGGCAATCTCAGCATCTACTACGTCGACCAATGTTGCTCTACCAAGCGCATAATCTCGAGAGGCTTGCTCAAATGATTTTTGCAATTCATCAATTTGTGCCTGCTCATAGTCCGTAACTTGAGCACCGCCTTCAAGGCCAAACTTAAGTTCGCTTGCTCCTTGAGCTCTTCTAGCTTTGGCTAAATTGCTTTCGTAAAGTCTTTGAGTATTAGCCAATTTTGCTAAATCGGTTTTAGCTTTGCTGAAATCTAGCTGGGCGTTAAGGTATTGACCAAGAGAACCAATTACCTCTTTCATTCTACTGACTACGGCTTTAACGTAATCTTGAATAGGTGTTTTGACATCACCCTTTTTCTTCATAAACGAAGTAGTAAAAGCTGACCAAATGCTGCCCCGTGATTTTTCCGAAGCCTTACCTATTGCATTATTAATGCTTTTAATTAATTTTCCACCAAGAATGTTTGCAAATTTATTATTTTTACCTGATTGAACTAAGCCGAATTGGATTCCTTCGCCAATAGGTATACCAATTTCTTTTTCCGCAACTTTGGATGGTGATTTAATAATCCAAAAATCTTTTAATTGCTGGAGTAAAGCCTTGCTTTGGCTACTGACGGCCTGGCTCACCACGCCTTGTGATGCCAGTAATCCAGTTTTCATACCATTATTAATTGCTGCGCCTACATCTTTGCCGCCATTAGCCGCTGCTTCCTCGGAATCGAAGAAAGCTTCTGCTATATCCCGACCAAACCCAATCTGCTCAAAAAGCGTAAAGATATCCGCTGAACTAATTCCAGCTGCAACACCAGCGCTTACAATATCTGCCGAGCCAGCAGCAATCATTGCGATTGCGCCTTCCTTATCTCCTGCAGCCGCCTTAATATTTGCGGCGTCAAGCAAGCTTTCTACTGAATCAATAATTGCTTTTTGGGCATCATCAGCATTTTCGGTCATTGAGAAAAGACCACTACCAACCTTGCCTGTCGAATCAGATATCTTGCTTAATGATTCGCGATAATCAATAGCTGCTTCTACGCCACTCTTATTCAAACCAAGGAGCGCTTCTTGACCTTCTGAATAAGCTTTTATCGCTCCGGTAGCAGCGTCATATTCTTTTATTGCGTCACTAACAGCTGATGATACATCTTTAAATTGGTCTTCGGTTTCCTTGAGACCGCTTACTGTGATGTTTGTAGCAGAATTAAGTTTATTTGTTGCAACAACTTGTTTATTGAAAAATTCCGCCGTAATTTTTGCAGCCTCAGCAGCACCTTTTTGACCTTTAGGAACTTTTTCTAACTTCTTTTGCAGTTGGTCTAAAATGAGGCCGGCCTCACCTGAGCTCACCTTAAGCGAGCCCACAATAAGTTCAATTGCCGCACTGCGGTTTTCAGAATTAAGAAAAATTTCAGATAAGTTGCCGGTTTTGTCTTTTAATACCTGGAGGCTTCCATCAAGACCTTCAAATGTTCCCGAAACAAATTCTTGAATAAATTGACTTTGTTTTACGGGGTCTAATTTACTTGTATCTTCAAGTAAGTTTTCTAAACCTTTAGTGAACGGCAAAACTGAAGCACTATCTTGTAATGCCCCAGTAAAACCTTCGCCTAGGTTTCTGCTTATGGTTTTGCCAATTTCTTCTGCTTTACCGTATCCGGCAGAACCAGAAGCGTATCTAGACAGAGCATCTGAAATTCCATCGAAAGTATTTCCTAAGTCGAACTCGCCAGCCTCTACGCCAATTTGAGGAATTTGAATTCCGTAATCTGTTGCGTACTCTTCAATCTTTTTTTGAGCAGACGTAAACGATTCGATATATGCCCTGGTTAATATTGTGTCCGCGCCTTGAACTCCCGTAAATGATTCAGCAGTAGCGTTTTCAATTTGCTTAGGGTCAACCTTTAAAGCGTTAGCAAGAATATTTTTTACAGCTTCTTGTTCTTCAGGTGTTTGATTGCCAAACTGAGAATCGATAATTGTTTTTGCATAGATGGCTCTAATATCTTCGCCAGCGATATTCTCGTTTACTATTTTTTGTAAACCTTTATAAAAATCGCCTTCTTCCCCACCCAGCTCTTCCAGAAGGGCATCTTGGATTTTCTGGTCAGCGGCGCTAGTTGTGTCAATACCTACCTTGACAACTAGCCCATCTTTAATCCATGCAACGGTTCCATTTCCAACATCATTCAAATCTTCAAGGTTGTCTTTTAATTTCTTTACACCAGTGGATGCATCGTCGCTACTTTTTCTAAAAGTTTTAAAAATGGAAACTACAGAAAAGATAAGCGTAAATACGCCGAATGCAGCCATTACTCCTTTGACGGCTATTGAAAAAATACCCATTGCTATAGCTCCTCTTAAAGTTGCGCCAGTCAGCGCATTCTGTTGAGCGGTAGCCGTAGCACTGCTTATAGCTAAAGTGTTATCTGCAGTTTTAGCAAGTTGAGTTAGACCTATTTTTCTAAACAAGCCTATGTTGCCATTATTTTGCGCTTTTTCAAGTCCAATCTGAGCCAAAATTACGCTTCTGGTTGTCAAAGCACCAGCCTGTTGCTGCGATGCTAAAATTCCTGTATTAACGGCTTGAATTTGCGTTGCCGTAGTAGCTTGAGCGTACTGCGCGGCGACAGCTCTCTGAGCTTGGCCCAAGCTCATAGAGGATAAATTAACCTGATTTTGTTGAAGCGCTAACCTGGATAAGGTAACCCCAGCAGAATTTGCGACATTTGCAAAAATACCTGTTTGAGTTGACGCCATTGAAACAAACCTGCCATTGAGCATTACTCCTCTTGTAAAGCCCGCAGCGGCGACAGTCATATTCGAATACAAACGGATAATCGACGAACCAGTTCTTAATAATGCGGTAAAGACCGTACCTAAAATTGCTAAGCCGGCAACAACCTTTACTGTTGTTCTCGCCAAACCGCCAAATGCATTATCCGCACCAAATAATGCCGTCAACGTGCTGGTTATTGCAGTTTGAAAATTTAGCAAAGTGACAGCAACACCTTTGAGTGAATCACCCAACTTAATCATCGCGGCTTGGCTTGCTGCAAACGCCTTATTGAATTTCATGTCCAAAGTTTCTTGAACTGCGGTAAAGGCGTAGTCTAAGTCGCCGCCGGCGTTATTTAACTTTCTAAAAATTTCTGCGTTAGCTTCGGCGTTTGGACCCAAAAGTGCAAGTACTGCAGTTAAAGCTCGAACGTTGCCGAACACTTTTGCAGTTGAGGTTGTATTGGCACTAAGTTGAGTATTCAGTTCTTGAAGTGCGGGGAATAAGCCTTTATCAGCAACGTTTTGTCTGATTTTTTCTGCGCTTGTACCAACCCCAATGAGTGCTTCTTCTGCTTGCTTGCTTGGTTTTAGTAATTGAGATAAAACTTGACGCATATAAATTGCTGAAGTTCCTGCAGACAAACCAGTACGTGAAAGTGCGGCGATTGCTGCTGAAACATCCTCAAACGATGCGCCGAATGCGGCGGCTACAGGCAAAACCTTACCTAAAGCTGGGGCAAATGTATCGGCTTCCGCTTTACCTTCTCGTACTGTTGCAACCAAAATATCGGTTACTTCTGCGGCTGAATATGCTCCTTCGCCATAAGCGTTGAGAGTTGAGGTAACAGCATCGGCTACAACCTTTGTTTCTCCAAGACCGGCCGCAGAAGCTCTAGCTGCGTTTTCCAAAACTTGAAGTGCGCGAGCATCTTTAATACCCGCCGAGGTGACGAAGTATAAAGCGTCGGCAAGTTCTATTGGGGCTCGACCTGTTTCTCCAGCAAGAGAAAGAACGCTCTTTTTGAAGATTTCCATTTGGGCCGCGCCAATGTTTACCAAACCTTTGATTCGAGCAAAAGTAACTTCAAAATTTCGAGACATCTGAAGTGCCGACTTGCCGACATTTAGCGCAGCACCAAAGAAGGTGTACTTCAAGAGTGACGCCGATTGACGAGTTGCGTCACCAAGTGTTCGCATTGAGATGACGCTTTGGCCCAATCCACGGCTCATACCCATGCTCGCGCCCGTTACTGCGCGCATACTGTTTGTGGCTTGACGCGCGCCAGTAGTATTAATCGTAATTCTTACGTTAAGCGGCAGGCTCCCACTGGCATTAGACATGCCAAAATTTTCTCATACAGAGAAAAAAAACGCAAACAGCAAAAATTTAAATGATAATTACAACGCTATTTTTTATTAGTGGGCATGCCTAAAGCACGAGCAAATTGAAGCAAGTCTTTGTTGCCCGCTCTTTGCTTCATCCAACCCTTGGATTCAAAGATGATTGCTGCTTGAGCTGGACTTATTTCCCAGAATTTTTCGAGCGGCTGGCCGGTTTCGACCCAGAGTCGGAACCATTGGTGCCAGGGGAGTCTTCCGTCCCCAGGTTCAGCGTTTCCGTTAGCGTTTCGTTTAGCGTTTTTCTTTGGTTTACGGCGAGCTCGGCGCTCTGTCTTAGCATCCTGCTCGCCACCTTGGGGTCCACTCCGTTAGCGATTGCCCACGCTGCTCCAATCACATTTGAATAGTGAAGCAATTCGCCTTCAAGCATCATCTCTCCAACTTGATTAACAGGGAGATTCAGTACGAAAGAAAATGTTTGTCTGATTGAACTAACCGGCAATGATTCAAGTTGGTTTTGCCAATTATCAAGACCTTTGTAGTGTGTTTCAATATCAGCAATACTGTTGTTCGTAAATTTAATATTTAATGATTCGGCAACGATATTGCCTTCCGCATCATATACTTTTTCCCACGTTGGAGGATTCTCATTAATGTATTTAACTTTTGAGAAAGAGCAGGGAACGCCTTTATTTTTTAGAATTATTGGTGTGTAGTCCATAAGGAAACTATACACCCAAAACCCTGTGCTTGTCCACTAAAAGTAAAGGCCGGTCCAATTAAGGACCGGCCTTTAACTAGCAGATTATTTGGCTTATTATGCGCTTAAGCCAGTTGCGGTTTCGCGGAATGTTACTTCACCGAAACCGACACCGGTAGCAACTGGGAGAATTGCTTCTGCGTCAAAGCTTGGGCTGCTGAAGTTGTCTGTTGATGCACCCATGATTGTTCCACCAGTCATTTGGCACTTCGACAAAACAAAAACCATTTCTGCAAGAGAGTTTTCGAGGTCATTGACCAAGAATTCAATCTTGAAGTATGGAAGACTTCCACCAGTGAACTCGTAAGCTGCTTCTTCAGCATCTCCAGTTCCTGTTGTCGTTACAGAACCACCAAACAGTGTTGACATAACTGAAAGGCTGAGTTCGCTATAGGTTGCTGAGAAATTCAATCGGTCAATCTTGCCTTTTTTGGCAAGAACTTTTCCATCACCTTTAAGTTCTGCGGTAATGAAGTTAGGTTCTACAGAAACTTCCTGGATACCAGGAACATCAACTGCGGCACCATAGGTGATTCCGCCTGCTGCGTCTGCAGTAACTGGATAAACTTTGCAATCCTGCACATCGAATGTGACTGTTGAAAGTGCTGCTGGCATTTTAAAACTCCTTGTTTGTTTCTGCTAGTTGTATCTCTTATGAGATACATATTTATACTTACATCATTTAAGGTATAGGAACGGTATCCTCTTAAGGATTAATGCGTGCCCAAACCTTGTTTGAGACAATACCATTTTGAGGCAAGCCAACAGCTTTTTGATAAGCCTTAACAGCCGCTTCTGTTTTTGGACCAAAGCTACCATCGATGGCTGTCTTGCATCCAAATTTATTTAGCAGAGTTTGTAAAGATTTAACTGCTGGTCCATTGCTGCCTAATTTCAAAACTGGATTACTTGCGGCAAATTCTTTTCCGCGACGAACACGCGCGGAAACATTTTGAGGGGCTGCTGCTGGGGCTGCTGGGGTTGCCGGGGCTGCTGCTGGTGCATCAGCTTTTCCGGCGATATTGTTTGCAGCCATCCATTGCTTAACGGCTTCAGGCGTATTATCACCTTCTGTATAACGTATATGCCATGGCTCTTCTGGAACTACTTCCCAAGAAAATCCAAACTTTGCACAATTCTCAACCATCCATTTGAGTCTTTCGCCGCTAGCGGTGTGTACGTCAACAGCTAAGCCGCTATTGTGCTGACTTGTCCCAGGCGCTGCAAGTGGAGCGTTACCCTTTTTTAAATACCATTTTTGACCTTCAAAAGTGCGAGTAGATGCGCCCTCAATTGGCTCTTTTCGATATCGGATTTTAAATGCAGATAGTTGAGAGTCGTATGTTCTGTAAAGGTCTCCGGCGGATGTCGGCTTTAATTCAATGCCGTCAGCGGCGGCGGCGGCCTTCATCGCCATCCACGCATAAGCAGCAGCATGGTGTAGTTTCCCACCGTCCACCTTGACCAGCAATGATTCCGGCAATTTGCCCGGAGTAGTCCCGGCAAGGTCGGTTGGCATTGTTACTTTTTTGATATACAAATTAGACATTTTTTATCTTTCAGTCAGCTGATTTTTTATCTACTTTTTTGAAAACACCATTGATTTCATCAACAGATAACTTACCATCATCTAGGAAAGCGCGGGAGAGGCCTTCAACAACTGTCGCCACTCCAGCTATCCCAGCCATGAAGACTGCTTTTATTAGTGGGACACCAGCAATAGTGCCTGCACCGATGACACCTAGTCCGCTTGCGGAAAAGGTCGCCAATATTCGCAGGCCAACATTTTGTAACTGGGTCAAAGTTTGTTTATTCATAAATGTTTGTCGGCACCAGAAAATCCCAGTGCCGCCAACAATTAGTGATTATTTCGAAGCGCTAAAAAACGAAGCGATTTTTGGGTCGCCGATTTTGCTGCTTGCAAACGACAGAACTGCAGCCACTACTGGCATGCAAAGAGCTGTGAGCATCGGGTCTACGCTGTACTTGTTGCAAAGATAAACAACAACACCCATAGCACCACCTTTTGCTGCTTGGTCTACGTGCTGGTTGGTGAGTTTAACTTCTTTAGCAGGTGCTGACTTAGCTGAACCCATTTTTTCTCCTTAAGATAAATATTTCAACCCGGGCGGGTCGATATAAGTCTTAACGAATGAGTCGTATAGCCAGACTATGGTCTGGGCTTGTTTTGTTTGTCCAGTATGCGCTTCATCAAGTCGCCAATAATACTTTTGTTTTCGACATCGTCGCCTTCGGTTACGGCATCAACGACAAGTCTCTTTGCTTCGACCAAATCGTAAATATCTTCGTCAATAGTATTTGCGCCAAGCAGGTACCAGGCTTGTACATTATTTTTTTGTCCAATTCGGTGACACCTATCTTCTGCTTGGTCGTGTTCTCCAGGCGTCCAACCTTGTTCAACAAAACATACATCTGATGCGGCAGTCAAGGTAAGACCCACGCCACCAGCTTGAAGGTTCAACACAATCACTCTGGCTTTTGGGTCATTTTGGAATGTGTCGACGGCATTTTGACGAGACTCCAATGAATCCCTACCACTAATTCTTAAGCCGCCATATTTTTCAGCCAATTTATCTACGAGCGAAACATGATGGGCAAAGACAATCAATTTTCGGTCGCATGATTCTAGGAACGAATCAATCCATTCCGTAACAGATTCAAACTTTGCCTCTCCCGCTAGCCGCTTAAGGATTCCGGTCCTTCTTAGGTGTTCTGCAGAGTCTGACTTGCGATACCCGTGTTCAGCAAGAAACGACACAAGGTCTACTTCTGCTTTTTTATACTCCTTATAACCAAGCCCAGACGGCTCAACATGGATGACACTTCTCAGTTTTGGTGGGAGCTCTTTGAGTACCTCATCCTTTGTTCTTCTGATATAGCACGTTTGTCTCAGTTTTGTATTTAGCTCCAAAAGATTAGAAGCACCTTTAGTATCCCATCCAAATCCATTGTGGTAGGCGGCGGTATACCTTTTAAGAAAAGCCCATTTACCACCAAAAGCACCAATCATGCCCATGATTTCAAGCTGACTAACTAGCTCTTCTGGTCGATTGGTCACTGGGGTGCCAGATAATAAAAGCACGGTGCCGGAACGCGGCACGGTTTTGGCTATTTCTTTTGCTGATTTTGCTCTTTTCGAAGCACTATTTTTAACGTAGTGTGACTCGTCGAAAATTAAACCATTTGGCGATAGGTGTGTAATTGCCTCGGTAAATTTATACAGAATGTCGTAGTTGACAACATTAATATCCGATGAGGTTATGTCCGATTTTCCGGAAACAACATTTACGGTCCTGTGAGGCATCCATTTGTTGGCTTCGCGTTTCCAGTTTTCTTTAAGTGAAGCTGGGCAAATAATAACTAACGGAAAGGCATTCTTATACTCCGCAATAGCCAAAGCCTCAACAGTCTTTCCTAAACCCATTTGGTCAGCTATTAGGCACCTACTGACTTGAGAAGCATAAGAAACAGCAGCTTTTTGATACGGCATTAACGTACCCTTGAGGGTCGGAACATCAATATCTGCATCAGCTGAAGTTGATTTTTCGAGCAATTCAGTTTCGGTTTTGGTTTGTTCTAAAATTATCTTTCTTAAATCATCAGACATTTCAAGGTTGAATTTGTCAGCTATCTCTATGGCAACAATAGATATTGGGGTAATCCAGACTTTCTTTTTTACGTCCCACATTCTGTTGGGAATAGATTTGACAAGATTAACTATTTGCGCATTAAAAGGAAAATTAAAAATCAATTTATTTGTCTTGGATAAAGTGATTGAACCAAGGCCATTTTCTAGCCTTGTGTGATATTGCCCAAATACATCGGCGAGACCATCGGCGGCTTTAAAGCCGTAATTATTTACCAAAGAAGCCACTTGCTCAACAGCTTCCATGGGTGCTACCCAAACATTGTTGCTTGATATCCACTGGATTCCTTCAATTGTTTTAAGAATTTCATTGAGTTGTTCGTTGTATTCTGCTTCTATTATATAGGCCGAATCGTTGGTGTAGACAGCATTTTTATTTAATTTTTTTCGGCTTTCATAAATTAAAGCCAGGTCCTTGGATGCAGAATAATGAGTTCTTGGTGGGGCTTTAATCTCATCATAATCAACGCCAAACTTAGATAATTGATTTTGATATTTTGCTAAAAGCAGCCAAGCCTCATAAGTAATAGCTTGGGTCCAATGAGAAGAATTTAAAAGCGCAATTTGAAGCCCGAGTTGTGCGTCAGAGCGACTAAAACCAACACCATCACTAGATGAAGCCCCATTGCAAACATTAGCAATAGTGGTAATCGACTTAACCAGTTGCTGGTTGTCGTAAATAATTAATCCTGAATTACTGTTGCCCATAGTTTGTAATCGTGGGCTTCCGCAGTGTATTGATTCTCAATTGACGCTCTACGGTGAGCAATAATTGCCTTAGTTAATTTTTCAATTTCTTCAACGTGGTTAATTCTTGGGTCGTCGCCCAAAAGTGACCGGACTTCGGAAAGTCTTTGACTAACGCCGTTCCGATATCTCATTGACTTTCTGACCCAATCACTAAATTTTTGTTTTTCCTCAAAATACTCAGCAGCACTAAGCATCCCGAGCTCTACATCTTTGGCCATCAGGTCGATTCTATTTTTATGAAATGCAACTTGAGAATCGCAGTCCGACAATGCCGTTATTAAAGCTTGACACCACGCAAATCTATTTTCTGGTCTTTGGAGCCATTCAACATCTTTTTCCGGCGCAGTGCCTTTACATTCTTGCTTGGCCATTTCAAGCACATTCTTATCTATAGGCATGGAAGCTCCTTAATTATGTAAAAAAATTGAATATTAACCAGTCGTGAATTATAACAGGAGAAAAGACAGTAGCGACTGTTTATTCGGCTTCTTTATGGTTTAATAGGTGCCGGTCTAATTTTTCGGAAATAACTTTAATTTGGTCATAATTGTTATCAACCTGTTTTTCGACCCTATCGATAGACCTGCCCAGGTTTTTGCCCATTGTGTCTATGTTTTTATTGGTCATATTCAAAAGAGTAACCACATAATCGTGGTCCGCTTTGTTGCTGACCCATCTTTGCTCGGCCAATGCCTGAGATAGCTTAGCTTCTTGCCCTCGTTTTTTACCCGAACGATACACGAATTGCATATATCCAACACTTATAAGGCTGGATGCGGTAATTAAGGCGACTAGTACGTCATTCATTAGAATCTGGCTCTTGCATATGAAGCCACATCGCACCCAAGAAGGCAAAGGCCGTCGCCCATAGTGCAACTTTTTGGGTAAAGCCAGAAAGCGTAAAATACATCACGATTGAACCGGCGAGGGTAAACCCTAAACCAAAAATACCGTAAGTAAACTTTTTAAAGAATTTTTTCCAGTCCAAGACTTTTTCTCCATTCACGTACTTATAAATGCTCAAATACTTAATCCATTCTAAACCATCCCAAGCTATTTCTCCGGCAGCCTCACTTTCCTCTTCTTTCCGTGCGTTAAATTGACTTTCGTTATTTGGATTACCACCTGTTGGGTTTGAATTTGGAGCAGGCGAAGTACCACCAGCTGATAAGCCAATACTGACTGCGGCAACTGTGACCAAACTCGCAACCATTACAGTCCTTCTTGAACCCACATCGATGGTCGACCCAATAGCTACGTAGTCGTCAAATACACCAGCGAACACATTTATCTCTTCTTCGAATGCTTCTTTAACTTCGACTGGAGCTTCCTGAACTGCTTCTACGATTGCGGCGCCATCCTCTGGCGACACCTCTGACGCAACCACGGCATCAAACACCTCCGTTGCTTGTTCGCCGTCAATGCTCGCCAACACTTTGGGGCTTGTTGCAAGTTCTGTTGCTTGTTCGGCATTAACTCCGCCTTCCTGTTGGATAATCAAAGTGACTACTTCAGCGACCTGTTTTTTGGAAATAACTTCGGATTCGAGAACATCAACAACTGCTTCAAACTTTTCTGCGTCAAGTTCGGTTTCTAAAACAGCAGTAAATGTTTCAATCAAAACTTCGTCAGTTACTACTTCGTCAAAGATGGCGTCTATTACAGTGCCAAATTCTTCTGCGTCAAGTTCGCCCTTAAGAATCTCTTGAGCCAATTCAATTGTTTCTTCGTCTGAAAGGTCTTCATCAAATACAGCGTCAAAAACTGCCGCCAATTCTTCTCCTGATAGGCCTGCTTTTAAAAGGTCGTCTACAACTGCACCCATTTGCTCGACAGATGCCTCTTCGCTAAATACCGCTTCCATAACAGATACAAGTTGTTCTTTATCTAATTCTTCGGACAGCAATGAAGTAAGGACTTCCGTGACTTTTTCTGTGTCTGAAATGTCCTCAAACACTTTGTCAAGCACGGCTTCAAACCGGTCGTCAGATATTTCCGTGAAATCAACTTCCGTAATGATTTCCAGTATTTCTTCGGCAGAAGCGTCATCTGGCAAATTGTTGAATTCTTCTGGAAGGTCAGTAGAATTATCTGATGGATTATCTACTTCTACCGTTTCAGGCTCTGTGGGCTCTACTTCTACTGGGGGTAAAGTTGTTTCTGTTGGTTTCGGCTCTTCTGGAATGGTCGCTACTGGCTGTTCGTTTTCAGGCAATGTTTCTTCTGGAAGCGTCGTTACCGTGGATTCTGTTTCAGGTTCTGGGGCTATGTATGGTGGCTCTGTGGTACCAGTTGGCGGTGAGTCGCCACCGTTACCGGATTGACCAGAATCATTGGGACTTGGAGCGGGCTGATAGGGAACTGTTGTAGTTGTAGTACTACTTGTCGTTGTAGTTGTAGTAGTTGTAGTAGTTGTTGTAGTTGTTGTAGTTGTGGTTGTCGGCGGCGGAGCACTGGAAGTGTTGCTCAACGAATAATACGGATAATCTCCACCGTCAACTTCTGTTTCGTTGTATCTTCCGTTGGCATTCCTCCAACTGACCCACACACCAGTCTCGTCCCATGTGTTATCCCTAATCGTTGCACCCTGCTGGTCCGGAACACTGCCGTAGTAGTCGTCCAAATAAATTGCATAGTTGGAGACATTGGTGAACGTATTTCCAGCGATGTATCTATTGTTTGCATCCACCGATTTATTGGCAAAGAATCCCTCCCATGCCGGGATGTTGGAGAACGTGATTATTCCATTGGTTCCACCACTAAATGTGTTGTTGGTAATCCTGTATTTATTTATTCCTCTCGCATTAATGTGAGTGGAGTTATTGGTAAATGTCGAGCCAGAAACAAATACTGAACGCTCCGCGCCTATTCCAACTGACAGATTTTGGAACGTTGAGTCTGTTACGTAGATTCGGTTCTGGTATGCAGAGTCGTCCGTGGTGAACGGATTTGGCGTATTTCCCCAGTCCGACCAGACTCCTCGTGTTCCACCATTAAATGTGGTTCCATCTATGTAGGTGAGGGTCGCACCATTCTTATTGCCTACCCCATAGTTGCCAAGATTTGTAAAGGTGCAACTGTTCACATACAGGGTTCCACGCTCGTTGGTTATGTATGACTGGCTAAAGCCCATGTCGTTAACCGTTGCGGTAACTCCGGTTGATATGTACATCTGGTAGTTGCCAGCAATTGTTATTGCGTCATCGGAATCAATGGTCAGGGTGTCGGTGATATTTGGCAAGTTTGATGTGAGCGTTATGGTTCCAGCAAGACCTTCTGCGAAGGTGATGGAGTCATTTTCTCCACCAGAGGCTCCATTCGCTTGGGTAATCGCCCAGCGAAGACTTCCCTCGGAGCCGTCATCCAAGAGGTTGGTCACCTCAATGGAAGTCGGTGCTGGAACAGTTGTAGTTGTTGTAGTTGTAGTTGTTGTAGTTGTAGTTGTTGTAGTTGTTGTAGTTGTTGTAGTTGTAGTCGTAGTCGTCGTAGGCGAAGCACCATCTGAAGACTCATACACATACCGTGTGTATGAATCGCCTGAGTTGAGACCGACGACAGCACCGACACGCCACCCACCGCAGAGCATTAGGTCTCCGCAGTAGTTGGTATGCCAGGAGAGTCGGTATTGGTCAGAGGTGTTATAGACGTCTGCACTGCTCAACTGAATCGTGGCATTTGGGGCAAAGCCGATTGACGAATTATGGTCGCGTCCGTAGTACCAGTACGACCCGTTAGATAGGTGGGCTGTTGTCGTATTTGTGAACACATCCGACCTTGGGGCAGCAGCAAGAAGCATCAGAGTGTCTGAGCCAGTTTGACCACCAGCAAGGATGAGGTATTCGCCGTCGCAGTCGGACTCAATTGTGGTTAGCGAAGCAGTCGCACCGTAGGTTCCCGAGTAGCAAAGTGACCACCCACCATCGGTGACAGTGGACTTGCTTATATTGAGTTGCGGTCCAGATGGGTAGTACAACTCGGTAGCACTGGCGTTTCTTGCCGGAAGGCCAAGGCTCAAGAGAGCACAGACAAAACACGTAAGCCAAAAAAGTGCCGCAAACGGTTTTTGCCTAAACATATAATTTTTTGCGCAAGAATAAAATAGGCATGCCAGCCACACACTATTTGTGCTTGGGCACATAGTTTCTATAGCTGGTTTTTAAAATTTATAGTTTAACTATTTTTCAAATTCAAGCCACGCTGTGAGAATATATTTTGGCCCGCTTAATGGCGGATTACCACGGTGCATATGGGTATAAGCAGCCGGAGAGAGAATTAACCGCCCTTGAGAAACCTCAACTCTTGCTGATTGGTATAGGAACTCTGTCTCGCCGCCAGATTGAACATCGTTCAAGTAAAGAATAATAAACGCCATCCGGCGCCCAGTTTCTATCGTTGCTTGCTCGCAATGCCAAACATGATAACCCTCTTGAGGAAGTGTTTTTTGAATCTTTATAGTTGACATAACAAGCGAAGAAACTGCATTTGTTAAATGTGGGTGTTTCTCAACGTACATTGGGTAACAAGTTCCCCAAAATTTATCTAGAAATTCTGGCAGAAAATCATCGCTCATTGAACTATCGACCATAATTTGTCGCATTGCTTCTTCTGTGCCAATATTCACCGATGAGTCTTGCTTTGTATGGTCGTTTCGTTTGAACGCAACCTTGGAGCGATATTCATAAAATGCAATAAATTTATTGCACAGCTCGGGGGTAAAAAAATTATCCCATACGCCGATGTGGTCGCCTTGCGTATATTGCTCTTCCTTGGAATTAGAACGGGATAAAACTGACATATCTTGTCCTTTCGCCAACTACGTTGGTTACATCAAATCCAATTGTTGTTCTTAAACCTTCATACGGTTCCAGGACTTGAACTTTATGTCTATTATGACCTTCACCAAAATAAATTTGACCCGGAACATTTTTAACTACTCTGTCTTCAAAAACTGTGTTCGTATTTTTGGGGTCAATAGATATATACCCGTGCCATGGCCACATATGGTCATGCCAATCTAAGACTCCTTCTGGTCTGTCAGCGTTCATCCACGCTTGCATCCAGAGAGGCTGATTCGGCTCCAGTTTTAAAACAGTTCTAACTCGCTCGCGCAAATCGATAAATATTTGATAAAAAAGAGCATCTGAATGAAGTAAGGCAAAGAGATTATAAATACCGTAGGCTTTTGTATATTCGGTTGTCCCCATTACATCCTTGAATTTAAAGCGAGCAAATTCTAAAGATTTTTCAATCTCGGGAAGATTTTTAACAATAAATTCTGAACGTTCAAGAAAAATCATATTAAATTAGATTTGATTTCTTTTACAATAATTTTTTTACCGTAAGATTCGTCAAACATCTTATATCTATTCCACAACCCATTTAAACCTCTTGTTTGTTTTGTCCTAGTGTGGATTGAATCAGAAGCGAGGTCAATCAATTTTTGTGTAAGTTCAAATCTTTTAAAAACAACTGGTTTATTTGTTGAAAATTCCAAATAAGCCATTGGTTCGCCCTCCATAATTGTAAATTTATTATTTCTGGGCCAGAGATTGTATTCAAAATTTAAAGGCCTAAACCAACGACCAATATCGTAGAGGCCAGGAACTATGCCTCCTAATGAAAAATGTGGTGCTGAATGGAACCAGGGTGATGTTGACCTCATAAAAAGCGACTCTTCGCTAAAAAAGATAAAAGGGTAACCCACAATAATGAGAAGTTGGTCGTAGCACGTCGGCGCATGGGCCATACTTATTTCGCATTGTGATTGAGTGCCCCAGGCTTGCTCTACTTTTTCAATTTGACTATTTTCTTTTATTAATACTTCTGCAGTCGAAGTACATGGGCATCTAACCACAAAAACATTAGTAAGTGCCTCTCTGGTTGCTGGACACTGTAAATATGTAGTGGTTAATTTGCTGGAAATAATATTTTGGTCTTTATTGTCCAACAACTCCTGCCACACGCTGGATGGTTCCTTGTACAGCCATTCGCTAACCGTTGATTTGTTTTCTCTTTGACCAGTAGATTTGTCTATCCATGGCGCCCAATAAACTACTTGTTCGCTTTGTTCTTCGCTCACCTGAATTTATCCCCTTCACTCCAAACAACCAACGAATAACGCTCTCCTGATTTAACCGTATTGACTTTATGCCAAATAAATGAAGGAAACAAAACCATGGCTCCTTGCTTTGCTTCAATTATCTCTTCATGACTGCCGTCAGAATTACGACCTATCATTAATTCGCCTCCAGTAAAATCTTCTGGATTTGACAAAAATACTGTTGCTGAAAGTTTCCTCATAAATAATGCCTCACATGGTTTACCCATTAGTAGGTCCATATGCCAGTCATAATAATCATCAACTTTGTAATGAGTAAATTGAGGTGGGGTAAAATAATGCAATTGATACTCATAGATTCGGTCATTTACATTGTCAATAATTTCTTTGAGTCTTTCAAAAATCCAACCGACTTCATTCATATTTACGGGCTCGATAAACCTTAACTCCGAACTTCTGATTTGAGTCATAACAGCGCCACCCCTAACTTTTGCGGCGTCTAGTTTCTCGGAATTTCCAAGTTCTATAATTTTACGACATTCATCTGGAGTGAAAACATCAGAGACGACTACAGACGGTGGTACGCAATTGTCTACTGGCTTATCGTATCTAACGTCGGAAGGTTCTCTTCTCATGATTTTTTTTGCGCATAGAAATGATTGATGTCGTCTCGGCAAATTCTGCGAACTGCGGCATCTAACTTCTCGCCAGATAAATCCGGCTCTTTATCCATTGCTTGAAGTCTTAGGTAGCCAATATAGTCCTTATAAGCAAACTTAAAGAAATCATCCATTGCGCCTATTGCGTCAGTAACTAAATTTGATTGCAGTGGATTTTTGGATTTTAAATTTTCTTTTACAAAATTAGTTACTGATTCGAAATGGTCAATCAAAGATTTTTCTAGGTTTTGAAGAAGAAAAGGTGTAGTATTTACCGCGTATGTAAGTCCTTGGGTGTCGGTCATATGCAGGGCTAAGTCTTCAAATAAGACAACTGGTCCTTTTGCGCTTGGAATTATTTTTGCTTCCATGGCGCCCATACTATCAGGGCTATTGGTTAGCTAATCTCTTAAAGCTATTGGGGGACCGTATCGCTAAATTCCAACAAATCAAAGGAACTGTCCGCCGGAGTCACCTCAGATGGCTCTACGGTGAAAAGATTATTTAAAGCAAGCAACAAATGGCGGGCTTCATCAATCGAGCAGACTATATCGTTGGTTGCTGGGTACTCACTGTCTTGGATAATTCTCTCTTTGGCAATATCAACATAAAACAAAAGAGACGAAATCTTTTTACCTAAGACTTCTGAATTTGTATTAAATGAAACTGTTCTATTGTGTGCCATGTGGGCTCCATTTTCCTAAGGGGCAACTAGATGAAGATAGTTGTGCTTTAACTATCATAAAGCAACCGCATTCTTTACAGGTTGAAGTAAGTTTAAAATAACGCGGGCACTCTTTGCAGATTGCCAAACGTTCAACGGCATAGGAATCATAATGGGGTGTACTCAATTTGTTCTACCTTGGGGTTCGCATAATTTGTCGCCGGAGCATACACTATTCCAAATTTTTCTGCTGGAACTGGTGTCGAAGCGGCGACATTAACAGTGGTCACGGTATTTGGTGCAGCGCTATCTGCGGCCGTAATTGTTACCCCGTTAGCCGTAGTTTGGGCTTGGATGTAAGACAAATATGTAGTTGCCGTTGGGGTGGCTACCGTGTGGCTTGAAACAGTAGAAACTGTGCCTGCCGTGCTTTTGATAATTTTAAAATCAGAACGATTAAAGCTTGTAGCAGTACCCGTGTAGTTTACTGTTGTTGGGGTGTAGTTATAAGGGGCGGGTTGTGTATAGGGAGGCTGATAGCCATAAGCAATATACCCGTCTCCAAATCGCACCCAAGTATAACCATCGTAATACCAACATCCGTTGCCAAAATTTGTTCCGGAACCGCAAGCCCAATAAGCAAATGGACCACCCGCAGTGTATGGTCCGCCACCTACGGCACCATATGTATATTGGCAATTACTACCACTAGTGATTGAACCACCACTTGGGCAATTGTATGGTGCGCCCGAGAAATCTACTTTGTCAGCAACTGCAGCCCACCAGTTATTTGCATCCGTAACCCAAAATGCAACACCAGCACCAGCAGACCTAACTGCAGGAAGGGTTGCCTTAACCGTTGCGGCTACTGTGCCCGCATTAAATGTGGCGATGGGATATGAAGAAGCGGCAGTGCTCGTCGTTGCGGCGTTTGAACTGATACCCCAGGTCCCACGTTCTGGAATCCATTCAACAACATTTGCGCCAATAGAACTTGCACTATCACTTCTAGTAAATGCATCTATAAACGCAGCAAGAATTGATTTGCCTTGCGCAAACCAATAGGCAAATACACCGTCTGTTTTATTATTTCTGTTGTGGCGCGGCGCAAGTGGACCGCCACTTACGGCCTGACTAACAGCTCCGCGTTTAATAAATTCCGACATAACTTATGCCGTAATGCGGTTAATATATCCTGACAGAGATATAACGTTTGCAGTACCAGCAGCGGCGACAACCGTTAGTGGGGTTGCGTTGCCCTTGAGAAGCAAGCCCGGAACCACGAGATACAAACCACCTTTTGTCTTAACTGTGTATTCAATGATGTCGTCAGGGTCTGTTGCGGCACCAAAACCAATTCGCACAGCAACGTCCGCTGTGTGATTGTTCTGTGCATAAATCCAAACTTCGTCCAAAACACTTGTTGAGACCGGACCAGTATGAATCAGGGTTGGGGAAGAAGCAATTGCTGTCGCCACAACTTTTTTTGCCCGGCCGTTTGTGCTTTCTGAAAGTAGTTCTTTACTGAATGTTGCCATGTTTTATCTCCTGTGTATAAGTTACTAGAAAATCTGTCCTGCGAGGACGAACTGGTCATCTGCCGCAATCGCAGTATTTACTGCGATTGTCGCTGTTGAGCCTTCTCCTGGTGTGTGGGTGACCGAAATACCCGCTCCGGCTGATACACCAGCCATATAGTTGCCTACCGTGTCGGTGCCGAGATTGATTGGGTCATTAACCCAAGCGCTGCCATTGTACTTAAGGTAGTCACCATTGGCCGCAGAGACAATTGTTGTGTCGGTGAGGTTGTCAACGGTCAAAGCTGTTGCGATTGCAACATCGTTGGACGAAGCAATGTCGTAGTAAGTTGTGCCATCGTTTGTCAGTTGCCATTTATCATCAGCTTCATTCCATCTAAGGAAAACATTTGCCGAAGTCCCACGCTCAACTTCCACGCCAGCATTTTCTGTTGGTGCGCCAGTGACATTGTTGTTAAGAACAATGATGTTGTCGTCAACAGTAAGGGTTTCGGTATTTATCGAAGTTGTGCTCCCAGAAACGGTCAAGTTTCCAGTTACCGTCAAGTTGTCATCGACTGTTACGGTTCCGCCTGCTGAATCAATTGTCAAATTACCTGATGTTGTGTCAATTTCGCCAGCAGCAGTAACTCCAACTCGTATTGCATCAGCAGTTACGCCAGCAAAAGTTACATTATCGGTTGTGCCTACAGCCTGGCCAATCGACAGTGTGTGCGTTGTGCCTTCGCCAGAAGTTGCGGCTGTTGAAGCAACACCCGTACCGCCGGTAATTGCGGCTACATAATCACCGGTTGTTTTTGTTCCAAGTGCAACTGTGTTGTCTGGCAGAGTTACTGTGCCAGTGAATGTTGGAGAAGCAAGTGGCGCCTTGGCATCAATCTGTGTTTGAATTGCTGAAGTTACGCCATCGAGGTAGCCAATTTCTGTATCAGAAACACCCGAGACCCGTGCTTGAATAACCGAAGTATTTACCGCAACTGTCGGTGTTGCGCCTTCGCCAGAGTTGTTGGAAAGAGTTACTCCGGTACCAGCAACAAGCGATTCAACATAAGAGCCAATTGTGTCTGTTGAAAGGTTGACCGCGTCGTTGACCCAGGCGGTGCCATTCCATCGAAGGAAGTCTCCATTAGCAACAGACGTGATAGTTACGTCACCAAGGTCGTTAAGGGTGGCCGACGAAATGTTCGAGGCAATCGAATATCCAAGAGAGTTCCACGCCGTAGAGCCGTTACCAATCTTAAACTTGCCAGTGTTTGTCTCGTAGCCAATTTCACCAGAAGCAAGTACGGCGTTACCCGATGTCCAGTTAGCCGCTGTGTCACGTCGCAGAAGAATTCTCTTAAAAGCCATCGTAATCTCCTCCATCTACGGTTGGCCCATCTGCAGGTATCAATGTGGTACTTATTCCACCATCAATAACTACAGAACTGTAACGCAACCATTTAGGACTCGTAAATTGATATTCCTTACCAGCTAAAACTACCCGGTCACCATTAGATGGATTTGCAGGGAAAGTAAAAGCCATGGCCGTTATTATCCCATATTTTTTTTATTTAAGGTTCTAGGGTGGCTGTTGCTAATATGAATAAATGAAAATAACCGTCTTAGGTGGGGGCACTGCCGGCTGGTTGGCGGCGTTTATGGTGAGTAAGGTGCACCCAGAACACGAGGTGACCCTCATTGAATCGAAGGCTGTGGGAATAATTGGGGCCGGAGAATCAAGTACAGGCTTCCTTACCAGTATTCTCAAGAACTCTGATTTTAATTACGGATGTAATGAATCTGACTTTTTTAAGGAAACAGACGCAACTCCTAAACTTTCTATTCATTACGTTAATTGGAAGCAGTTAAATCACGAATTTATAGCGCCAATCGACGGCACCACACCACTCGAGTATGGGACCTATCGCCCATTAATGCATGTTGTCAAAAACGACATACCAATACATATGGCTAGCAAAAACGGGTACTTGACAAATAAATCTTTATCTCCGTTTTACATGAAAGATGACGATGTCGTCAGCGACAATCATTACGGTCTTCATTTTGATGGACATCTGGTCGGGCAATATTTTAAAAAACGATGTAATTCAGTTAGGGCAATTGAAGGCAAAGTAGTTGATTGCTCAATAACTCAATCGGGAGATGTTGAGTCAGTTACTTTGGATTCTGGTCAAGTTGTCAAGTCAGATTTTTTTATTGATGCCACTGGCTTCAGTAGAATCCTGCCCAAAAAGATGGGCATCGAGTGGGAGTCGTACTCAAAATATCTACCAGTAAACACCGCTATGCCTTTCTTGCTTGAACACAAAGAGGGTTTCCGTATTGACCCAGTAACGGTTGCTTTCGCTCAAAAATCAGGGTGGATGTGGATGGTGCCAACCCAAGAAAGAATGGGTTGCGGTTATGTTTTTGATTCTCACTACACGGACAGAGAGGGCGCACAAAAAGAAATTGAAACTTTGCTGGGTCAAGAAATTAAACCAATTAAATTCATAGATTTTGACACCGGCAAGTTGAAAGAAGTTTGGAAGAATAACTGTTTATTCATAGGGCTATCTTCATCATTCCTTGAACCACTCGAAGCAACGAGCATCCATGGGACGCTAATTCAACTACAGTATTTCATTCTCAACTACCTTAAGTCAGACATTGAGTCAACTTGCAATTGGGCTTCGGTAAGTTCTTATAATAAATTAATTAGTCGTTTATACGACGGGTTCAAAGACTTTATTAGTGTTCATTACGCAAGTCAAAGAACAGATAGCGAGTTTTGGAGAGATATATCGAAGCCGGAAAGACGTACAGAGCAGGCTTTGAGAATTCTAGAATCATCAAAACACAAGGCAATTTTAGAAGATGAACTGGGCAGAATGATGGGGTATGCGGGCGTGCCTATATATAACTGGATTCTTGCTGGTTTGGGTTACATCTCTAAAGAAACTGCAACGAAAGAACTAAGACAGTATAGACAAGAAGAATCTGCAAAGGCAGATTTTGAAGCCCATATTGAGTATCTTGATTCAGTGTCTCAATACTTTATAGACAACACAGAATTTATTGAACTTTTAAGAGCAAGTAAGTCTTGACTTACGCCCAACTTACGTTTCCGCTACCTGCAGTAATCTCAATAATCGTTCTACCATTTGAGTTAGTCACCGTACCAGTTAGTCCAGCACCAATAGTTGGCGTGAACGATGTTGGGTAATTAAAAATACACACACCCGACCCACCACCAC